GCTCTTGAGCAGATAAAAGAAAAAGAAGAAGAACTCAAGAAGATGATGATTTACTTAGGCAGACCCGGACTTTGGCAAGATTGGCAAGCCTTCCAAGCAGAAGCACGTAAGTCAAGACGCTACGCAGAAAAGATGGCAGAGAAACGTAGAGAAGAACTGATGGAATATTTAGGTTACGGAATAGCTGCTATAATTGTAATATTCTTTGCAGGACTGATGGCTTGGTTTGTAGGTAAATGGGTAGGAAGGTTTTGACACCTTGCATAGGTGTATGCACCCTGAAAGATAATGTGTGCATAGGTTGTAAGCGAACTATAGAAGAGATAAAAGAAGCATATGATAAATTGGTTAATAAAAATTTTAACGTACAAAAATAGGATTGGTATAAGCACTGCCAGAGAGTTATCAAGACATAGACTTCATACAACTAAGTATGAAGATTTATGCATGTAGAAGGAGTATCACATGACAGCAAAGAAAAAGAAAAAATCAACAGGTTCCCCAAAACCAAAAAATGCAAAATTATATGCTTCAGTTAAAGCGGAAGCTAAAAGAAAATTTAAAGTGTACCCATCAGCGTATGCAAATGCTTGGTTAGTTAGAACCTATAAAAAAAGAGGTGGTACTTATTAATGGCGTACAAAGGAGGTTTACGTAAATGGTTCAAAGAAGACTGGAGAGATGTAGCTACAGGCAAACCCTGTGGGCGTAAATCAGCAAGTAAGTCTAAAAGGAAGTACCCAGCGTGTCGCCCCAAGGCAGTCGCAGATAGGATGTCTAAAGGACAAAAAAGTGCGGCAGTCGCTAAAAAAAGAGCCGCAGGAAATCCAGGAGGTAAACCCACATCAATTAAGTGGTCCATATCACCCAGTGGACGAAAACGGAAAAGAGTATCTAAAAAGAGATGACAAGAAATTACAGAAAAGAGTACGACAGATACCACGGAAAACCAAAGCAAAAAAAGCGAAGAGCTTCAAGAAATGCAGCCAGAGCAATAATGGCGAAACGTGGTTTAGTCACTAAAGGTGATGGCAAAGACGTACATCACACTACAGGTAATCCTATGAATAATAATAAAACTAGATTATCTGTAAAATTAAAAAGCAAAAATCGTTCTTTTGCTAGAACCAAAACAGCCAGAAAGAAGAATCCTCGTGCATAAAGAATTAACAGAACTACAAAATAAATTCTTAGATGCTTTGTTTGGTCCTGCTAAAGGTAATCATGCTAAGGCTATGAAGATTGCAGGATATTCAGAGTCAACTAATCCACACCACATAATTAACTCAGTGCGTAAATACATAATTGAAAGAGCAGAATTAGAGATGGCAGTTAATGCTCCTAAAGCTGTATTATCAATGGTAGGAGTTATTGATGACCCTTCTGCTATCGGTAATAGAGAAAGACTAGCAGCTTCTCAACAGATACTTGATAGAGTTGGTTTATCAAAGGTAGAGAAGTTAAACGTCACATCAGATAAACCGATGGGCGTATTTATTTTACCAGCAAAAACAGATGACAATAGCACAGAAACTGAACCCAACTAGTAGATACAAAACACTTAAGGGTCCAACAATTCCTTGGGGATACGAAGCAAATAGCATCGACCCACATTTATTAGAGCCAGTAGATGAACAATTAGAAGCGTTATCAATGGCAGAAGAGTATTTAAAAGAGTCCTCTTACCCAGAAGTAGCAAGATGGCTCACAGAATACACTGGACGTAGCATAACTCCTATGGGTTTATGGAAACGTATAAAGACAGATAAGGCAGATAGACGAAGGCATGCTGAACAAAAAAGCCGCACCGCCAAGACCGAAGTTGAAGGCAACATCAAAGCCCAAGCCTTTAACTAAAGAAGAGAAAGAATTAGTTAAAGCTAAAAAACAACAAAGGTCTGCACGTGTGCGTTTAAACATAGCACAACGTAAAATAGCTAAGATAGCTAGGAGTACAGAAGATAATGACATTGCAGAGAAAGCTGCGGAGAGTTTACCTGAAACTTATGCTGTCCAGGAGAAACCAAGCCAAACAGTATTATTTGAGCCAAACCCAGGACCACAAACAAATTTTTTAGCTGCTCCAGAACGAGAAGTATTATATGGAGGAGCTGCTGGAGGAGGTAAGACGTATAGTTTAATAGTAGACCCATTACGTTATTGCAACAACTCCAATATGAACGCTCTTATATTAAGACGTACAAATGACGAACTTAGGGAGATTATACACAAATCTCAGGAAATTTATCCTCAAGCTTATCCAGGGGCTAAATGGATGGAGAAGAAAAGTCAATGGACTTTCCCGTCTGGTGCTAGAATATGGATGACATATCTTGAACAAGAAAAGGATGTTTTAAGATACCAAGGACAAGCATTCACTTATATTGGCTTTGATGAATTAACACAGTATCCGACACCTTATGCTTGGGATTATTTACGTTCGCGTCTCAGAACTGCTGACCCGTCGCTCCCCGTCTACATGCGAGGCACGACGAACCCTGGAGGACCAGGACACGGCTGGGTTAAAAAAATGTTCATTGACCCTGCTCCAGCGAATAAAGCGTTTTGGGCGACAGATATTACAACGGGGGAAACACTAAGATACCCCAAACATCATTCAAAGGCAGACCAGCCTTTGTTTAAACGACGCTTCATACCTGCTAAACTAGCAGATAACCCATTCTTGTATAATCAAGGAGACTATGAAGCGATGCTGCTATCTTTGCCAGAGACACAGCGTAGACAATTATTGGAGGGAAGTTGGGATGTTGCAGAAGGTGCGGCGTTTTCTGAGTTCGATAGAAAATATCACGTTACGGATGTATTTACGATTCCAGACAACTGGAGAAAATTTAGGGCATGCGATTATGGATACTCTTCCTATTCTGCAGTCTTATGGTTTGCAGTTGACCCGGCTACTGAGCAACTTGTGGTCTATCGTGAAATGTATGTATCAAAATATACAGCCAAAGATTTGGCATTTGCTATCCTGGATGCGGAAAGAAGTGATGGACAAATCTCGTATGGCGTACTCGACAGCTCGTGTTGGCATAAAAGGGGTGATACAGGTCCTTCCTTGGCGGAACAAATGATTTCAGTTGGCTGTCGTTGGCGACCAGCAGACAGAAGTAAAGGTAGTCGTGTGGCAGGCAAAAACGAATTACATAGAAGACTACAAGTTGATGAGATTAGCGAAAACGCAGGGTTAGTTATATTTAACAACTGCGTAAACTTGATAGCACAGTTACCTGTACTACCTTTGGATAAAAGTAATTCTGAAGACGTAGATACAAAAGCAGAAGACCATTTGTACGACGCTTTGAGATATGGTATAATGACCCGACCTAGGTCAAAGTCTATATTTGACTATGACCCAGCAGCGATGCCAAGAAAATGGACTCCTGCAGATAGAGTATTTGGATATTAAACATGGAAAATGAAAACGAAAATATTGAAGATTTAGTATTTGTCCCAAAAAACCCGAAGGATGAATTAGCAGCTTATGTTATTGAAAAATTTAAATCTGCAGAAGATGCACGATTATATGATGAGCAAAGATGGCTTAACTCATATAGACAGTACAGAGGATTATATACAAATGATACTCAGTTTACTGAAACAGAAAAATCACAAGTATTTATAAAAGTAACTAAGACAAAAGTTCTTGCAGCCTACGGACAAATTATAGATGTTTTATTTGCAGGACAGAGATTCCCACTAGGTGTGGAAGCTACCCGTATCCCTGAAGGTGTAACAGAGTCAGTAAACTTTGACCCCAAAGAGCCAGACAATGCGTTAAACGAATTAAATAATGTATATGGTTTCCCTGGAGATGGACAAGACTTACCAAGAGGTGCAACAAAAGAATCACTAGAAGAGATGAGACTTGGGGCTTTTGAAGATGATTTAGAAAGTATAAAAGACAAACTAAGGTCAGGTACAGGACTAACACCAACATCACAAACATATTATCCTGCACAAAAGGCAGCTAAAAGAATGGAAAAGACTATTCTTGACCAGTTGGAGGAGTCAAATGCATCTAAGCATTTAAGAACAGTTGCATTCGAGATGGCTCTATTTGGTACAGGAATAATTAAAGGACCTTTTGCTTTTGATAAAGAAAAAGCTAACTGGGATGAAGAGGGTAATTACTCGCCAGAGAGTAAAACTGTTCCAAGAGTTGAGTCTGTATCAACTTGGAATTTCTATCCTGATTATGATGCCAACAACATGGCTGAGGCAGAATACGTTATAGAACGTCATAAGCTAAGTTATTCAGAGTTACGTAATCTTAAAAAGAGACCTTACTTTGATACAGAAGCTGTAGATGAGTGTGCAGAAATTGGATTTAACTACACACGTAAATGGTGGGAAACAGACTTAAGAGATAATGAAACTCAATATGACGTAGATAGATTTGAGGTACTAGAGTTCTGGGGCAATATAGATAAAACTATGGCAGAGGCTTCAGGATTAGAAATACCAAAAGAGTTTGAAGATGTAGATACATTACAGGTTAATGTATGGGTATGTAATAACAAGATACTAAGATTAGTTGTAAATCCATTTACACCTAAACGTATTCCTTACTGTGCAGCTCCGTTTGAATTAAATCCATACAGTTTCTTTGGTGTAGGACTAGCTGAGAATATGTCAGACACACAAACACTTATGAATGGTTTTATGAGAATGGCAGTTGATAACGCTGTATTATCAGGTAACTTAGTATTTGAGATTGATGAAACTAATTTAGTGCCAGGGCAAGACCTACAAGTATTCCCAGGCAAAGTATTTAGACGACAAGGTGGTGCACCTGGACAAGCACTGTTTGGAACTAAGTATCCTAACGTAAGCACAGAAAATATGATGATGTTTGATAAAGCACGAGCGTTAGCTGATGATGCAACAGGCATACCATCTTATTCACATGGACAGACAGGTGTGGCAGGCACAGGTAGAACTGCGGCTGGTATCAGCATGCTGATGGGAGCAGCCCAACTTAGTATCAAGAGTGTTGTAAAGAACTTAGATGATTATTTATTACAACCACTTGGAGAAGCATTGTTTGCATTTAATATGCAGTTTGATTTTGATAAAGAAGCCCGAGGTGATTTAGAGATAAAAGCTAGAGGCACAGAAAGTCTTATGAAGAACGAAGTAAGAAGTCAGAGACTTTTACAGTTACTTCAGATGTCAGGCAATGCTGCTGTAGCACCATATTTAAAAATACCAGTAATATTAAGAGAGCTTGGACACGCTATGGACTTGGATGCAGAGAAACTTATCAATGATGAGAGAGAAGCATTTAAACAAGCAGAGATACTAAAAGCTGCTGGAGGTTTACCAACTGACCAATCACAAGCTCAAGGTATAAATCCTGCTGACCCATCAGGTGGTGGGGGAGGTAATATTGGTGTAGGACAAGCACCTATCCCTGGTGAACAAGGATTTAGTGCTCCACAGAATCCTGCGACAGCTCCACAAGAACCTGCAGTTGTTGACCAATTACAACAATTATTAGGGGGTAGACAGTGATAAAAGAAATAGCTAGTAAGCTTGTACCTTTAGTAGATAGCAAGAAGAATAGTGATTTACTGGAAATATATATGAATCATAGAGTAGAAGAACTACACAAATTACTAGAGCAGTATGATGACATACACAACATAGCAAAAGCACAAGGAGCAATCCAGGAGATACGAAGACTAAAAACTCTTCGTGATGAAGTTTTAGCAAGGGCAAAAGATTAGGAGAACAGTATGGCAAAGACAGAACCAGCAGGATTAGGTGTATCACCGATGACACAAAAGACTAGTCCACCAGTAGGTAATAAGCAAGTTCAAACAAAAAAGTTGGGTAGAGCCGCAGCTCCAAAGATTACTGACCCAAGAGACGAAGCTCTAAAATTAGTCTCACAAAGATTAAAACAAGATAAAGAAAAGGGTATTGCTACCCCTATGAGTATTATAGATACTGAGATGCCTACACCTATGACAACTGCATTAGCGACTCCTCCAGTTATGCCTACCGACGAAAAACCTACAGCTATGAAAGCTGGGGGCACAAAGTCTAAAAAGAAGGGAAAAGGTTTAGCAGTCGTAATTGATGTAAGTGGTCCCCCAGAACCAAAGTATGAAGAAGCATCTAAGGGAACTCCTGCTGACCCACCTCCAGGTGCTACATCAGATGAAGTCAAAGATGACCAACAAGTACTACTTAGTGAGGGAGAACTAGTTGTACCAGCTAACGTCGTTAGGTACCATGGACTTGGTATGTATGAAAATTTAAGAAGGGAAGCATTACAAGGCTTAGGAGAAATGGAAGCCGCAGGTCAAGTTGATTATGTTAATGATGATGTAAAAACTGCACAAGCAGGTATGACCATTTTAGATGCTCCTAATGTTGCTACATCACAAGGTATAGCAAGACAACAACAACAATATAATCCTGCGTTAGGACAGTTTGGAACAGCTACAGTTCCTCAAGCAGCATCGTCTAGATTTGTAAGAGCACCTGGTTTCACAGATACAAATAGGGATGGAATAGATGATAAGTTACAACCTAGTATTAGAGGACTTGTTTCACCGACAACCACCACTGGTGTTGTAAGTCCAGCATCTCTTACATTAGGTCCTGTAACTGACCCTAATGTTGTAGTAGGTGCTGGTAACGTAGGTAGCTACAAACAAGAGCAGACATACAAACCAGGTGATAGTACTCCGCCACCAGCAGATGATGCACCAGCTCCAGTTGCACCAACTAAAGTTGTTCAACAAGATACTGGTGGAGATGACCGAGTAGAAAGCGAACAAGAAAAAGCTGCTAGGGCTTTAGCTAATGATAAAATTAATAGAGCTAAAGAATTAGGATACAGTTATAATCCTGTACAACAAATTGCTTTAGCTATGTTACCTTTAGGAATGCTAGGAGTAAACAAGACACCTGGGACAGTAACTTTATCTGGTAATGTAGTAGGTAATGATGGAAGAGAGTATGACCCTCTGACTGGTAAAGCAGTATCAAGTGGAAGTATGCTCACTGATATATCTAACGCAATACAAGGTAAAGACATTAGTAATATAGGACCTGGCGGAGCAATAATCCCAGATACAAAAGACCCTATAGGTTTAACTCCTATGACAGCGGCTGGATTAACACAGTACACACTTGGTGAAATGAGAAAAGCAATTGGAGAAGAACAATTAGTAAATCAAGTTAATGCAGAAGTAGACAAAGTAGTAAATACATCAACAGTTGCTCCTCAAGTTTCTAATCTAAAAGTTAATAGCTTTGACGAGTTAATGCAAAAAATTGCTGGAGGCGAAGTTGGAGTAGCTACTAATTTTGAAGCTAGACGAGATGGTGCATCAGCAGGTCCACTAGCACAAGAAATAAAAACTACTGGAGATATGTTAACTGCTGAAGCAAGGGCAAACATTGAAGCAGACCCTAATTATCAATCCTCAAGAAAAAGTTTTGAAGGGTTAACAGAGAATGCTTTAAATCAAATACTTGATGACACCATACCTTCTACTGTAGCACAGAAGGCAGCCGCACAGGATTTAAAAGAAGAGCTGTTGTTAGATAGAATATCTAGAGATACTGATGCAACTGGAGAGAGAGATTTTGATGTAGAGGAAACTTTTGGTAGTGGTAGAAAATCACAAAGAGATTCGGCATTAGATAACTTTAATGATGATGCTAAGGCAGATATAGAATCTAGAGGTGGTACAAAGAGTATTGGCTTGAATGACAATGGTTCTTTCCATAGTGTAAACAATGATGGCTCATTTACGCATGAAGATGGCACATCGGTAAACTTTACAGATAGCGAAGGCAAACCAGGCAATGCCCCACAGAATACAGAGCGTGAACAAAGAATGGCAGAAAGAACTGCACAATATGACGCTCCAGATGATGATACTGCAACTAGTGGAGATACTAAAATAGTTTGCACTGAGATGTATAGACAAACACAACTAGATGATTGGGCACAGGCTATGAAGACATGGCACATTTATCAGAAAAAATACTTGACACCTATACATGAAATAGGTTATCATTCATTATTCAAACCTTTTGTTCGTGGTATGAAGGTTAATAAGGCACTAACAAACTTAGGTGCTTACCTTGCCAAAGAACGAACAAAACATCTTAGACATATTTTAACAAAAGGTAAAGCACAAGACAGTATAGTCGGCAATGTCTTTTGTAAAATAATCCATCCTATAGTTTATTTAGTAGGATTGGCAGTTCATAAAAAATAATTTATGAATTAATTACTAGCTACTTATCCCCCAATAATGGCTACGATAACCCTAGGAGAAATAAAATGGCTGAAATGGCTGTAGAACAAAAAATAGTTAAGACCCCAATAAAATATAAGCGTAATGATAATAGAGAAGAGTTAGAGTTAGAAAAAAATCTAAAAGAAAGAGACGAAGCTCTTGGCAAAGTTAAAGCTGAAGAAGAAGATATTGCTGAAACAGAATCTTTAACACCTGAAGAAAAAACATTTAAGAAAAGATATGGCGATTTGCGTAGACACGCACAAGAAAAAGAAAAGTCATACCAAGATGAGATATTTAACTTAAGGCAACAATTAACACAAACTGCATCTCAAGAAATAAAATTACCAAAGTCAGATGAAGAGATTGCACAGTGGTCTCAGGAATATCCTGACGTTGCTAAAATTGTAGAAAGTATTGCTACTAAAAAAGCAAAAGAGTTAGATTCTTCACTAGAAGAAAGAATGAAGTTAATAGCAGAAAGAGAAGCACAATCTACTCGTGCTATGGCAGAAGCAGAACTCATGAGAATACATCCTGACTTTGAAACTATTAGGAATGACCAAGAGTTTCATGATTGGGTAGAGCTACAACCTAGATGGGTTCAACAAGCTCTATATGAAAATGAGAGTGATTCTAAATCTGCAGCAAGAGCTATTGACTTATACAAAGTAGATATGGGTATTACCTCTACACCCAAAAAGAAAGCAGACCCTTCTAAAGATGCGGCAAAAGCTGTAACTAGAGGTAGCTCAAACACACCTTCTGCTACTAAATCAGGACAAGCAAATCAAATAAAAGAGTCTGATGTAGCAAAGATGAAACCACATGAGTTTGAAAAAAATGAAGAAAAAATAAAAGAAGCAATAGCTTCTGGTAATTTTATTTATGATATGACCAGACGCGGTTAATATTTTTCTTTACTTTTTAAAATTTGTATGGTATAAAATGTATAAATAGCAGCCCATCTTTCTGATGACCACCTGCTTAATACATTTTCACGAATTATACTAAGAAAAACTACCTAGTTTGAATTAGCCCCAAAACGGACACCTAATCGCAGCTAGCCTTTTGATTGTGTATGCACTCGTATTTTTATATTAGCCAAGGAGGATAACATGGCTTTCCAAACTGCGGCTGGATACGGGAATTTACCTAATGGCAACTTTAGTCCTGTCATATATTCCCAAAAGGTTCAGCAAGCTTTTCGTAAAACCTCTGTTGTAGAGTCAATCACAAATAGTGATTACTTTGGAGAGATTGCGAATTATGGTGATACTGTTAAGATTATCAAAGAACCAGAAATCACTGTAAAAGAATATGCTCGTGGTGTTAACATTCAACCACAAGACCTAGACGATGAGGACTTTTCTCTTATCGTAGATAAAGCAAACTATTTTGCTTTTAAAGTTGACGACATTGAGGAAGCTCATAGTCACGTTAACTTTGAGTCAATGGCTTCAGACAGAGCTGGATATAGACTCCGTGACCAACACGACCAAGAAGTCCTTGGTTACCTATCAGGTTTCAAGCAGTCATCTCTAAACACTGTAGCAGGAACAGCTAACGATACTGTAAATGGTACAAAAGCTGTAACAACTGCAGGTTCAGATGAATTATTGACAAGCATGAAGCTAAAGAAAGGTGACTTTGGTAACATTACTACTGGTAGTGCTGGTGACCACTCTATCCCACTAGCTCCAAGAATGCCAGGTGCTACAGCTCAAGCAACAGCAACTGCTACACCATTGCAAGTTATTGCAAGAATGGGCAGACTGCTGGATACACAGTTTGTAGACACAGAAGGTAGATGGTTAGTTCTACATCCAACTTTCGTTGAAATCTTAAAAGATGAAGATTCAAGACTTCTCAATGCAGATTTCGGTGAGTCAGGAGGATTAAGAAGCGGATTGTCAATAGGTTCATTACATGGTTTTGATATCTATATGTCAAATAACTTACCTGCTGTTGGCACAGGACCAGGAACTTCAGGTTCTGCTAACCAAAACTCAAACTATGGAGTTATTGTAGCTGGTCACTCTTCATCAGTAGCAACAGCTTCGCAGATAACAAAGACAGAGTCTTACAGAGACCCTGATTCTTTCGCAGACATCGTAAGAGGTATGCATTTATATGGCAGAAAGATTCTTCGTCCAGAAGCAATCGTAACTGCTAAGTATAACGTAGCGTAGGGAGGTATAAATGGCGACTTTTGATTTAACTTCTAAAGATACCACTGGCGTATCTTCCGACTCTATCGTGGCTATGCCATCATCTAAGAATACTAATGTGATGAGAAATATTGAGGCTTACCTTGATATTGATGCATTAGTAGCAGCAGGTGGTAGCTTT